CAACAAACTGAGCAGTACCAGTAGCCTTTTCAGTTGTTTTTAAAGTACCAAAGTCAGCAGGTCTACATATGTAACCTAAAGAACCAGTTAATGCGTTGTCATTAGCAACAGCACTTTCCATAGCTACAATTTCTGCCCATGTTGGGTTAGCAGCAGCGAAAGTTGTAGTGTTAATACCTGAAGTATTAGCAATACCTGTTGGTTGACCACTTGAACCTGAACCAGCTAAAGCACCTAAGTCAATTGCAGTAGCGATTGATTTTGTTAGGTCATCTCTGATTAAGTTCTCAACATCTAAAGAAGATTGTTGTAATAAAAGTCTTGTTACATCAGTATGTGCACCAATTACTTTAGGAGACATAGTTACTGAACCTGAAGTGAATTCACTTTCAGCAGAATCTCCGCCTTCTGTTGCAATCCATCCAGCAGATGCACCAGCAGTTTTCTTAGGAATTACAACATTACCTTGTAATCCTCTAAGCATAGTAGCACCAGCTTGCATTACTGAAGACTCATTTCTAAGTACATCAATAAAAGAATCTCCTCTGTAATCTTCAGCTATTAAAGTTGAATCATCAGATGTGTTTAAGTCTCTTTTACCCCAGCTTCTTAGCACTTCAGCAGGAAGCATGATGCCTTGTGCATCTTTGCCATACTGTCTTGCAGCTTCAGCAGAACATTCAAATTCAAATGCTGCTTCTTCTTGTGCTCTTCTGTCTGAAGGGTTAGCCATTGCTCTTATAGCTTTGATTAAGCTAAAGTCTCTGACTTCTTCTTTGCTCATGCCAATTTCTGAAGGAGTTTCTAAAGGAGTGTCGTTAGAAATATTTTCTAATAATACACCTCTGAATTCTTCTACAGATACGCCATCAGCGATTGCTTTGTCAGCTAAATCTCTTTTATTGTGTCTAGCTGCTAAATCTATGATCTCTTTTGAGTTTCTTTTAAATTCAGCTTTAGCTTCATCAATAGTCTGAGTTCTAACTTCATCAAGATTAATATCTTGTTTTTTATCGTTATCCATTATTCTCACCTTTGTGTTGTTTATTTGTTTTTCTTTAGAACGACCCACTCCAACAAGTCGACTTTGATCGGCAGGAACGCTTACAGAAGATACTTCCATAGGTGTCCATTTTGCCTTGTAATAAGTCTCATCATTGTCTTGATATCGTTCCAGCTTATCAATTCTGTAGCCAACTGAAATGTTCATACGTATACCATCAGCCACATCTTCAAATACTTCACGAGCTAAAGCAGATTTTCCAAATCTTACTACAGCAGTTGTCCTTTTTGCTGTCTCATCTAATTTGAATTCTTCAATTACACCAATTTGTTTTTCCATATTATGGTCTAACAAAAGTGGGGCACGTCCTGAATTTATAAACTCCATGTTTATATCATCAGCCGAATGTCCTAGCACTTCCATGCCAAAACTTCTTTCTACAGGCTCTTCACTAGAAACTCCTACACGAACTATTCTTTTGTCTTCATCAAGATAAGAGTGTTTAGATAAATCAATAGTCCTATATTTCATAGGCATATCTATTACTTTTCTCTCTTCGTTTTCTTCAGACATAGAAACTTCATCAGTTGTCTCTAATTCTTCGCCTTCATGTTCTACATCCTCATGCTTCGCAAATTCAACGATAACTTTATCATCAGTTTCACTCACATTTAGGATATGTCTATCTTCTTTATTCATAGATTTCTCCTTGTTTTTAGTTGATAAAGGATGTCCTTCAGGTAACAGATCAGTATCATGCTTCCCTGACTTGTATTTACCAGTCCTTAAGACTCGTAAAAAATTATTAACGCGTGCCATTGCCCATTGTTCTTTTGAAGAAACATTAGGTCTAACACTTGAGGGATTAGTGTTATATGCACCAATACCTCTATTGTAAACTTTTTGTAATGTAGAATAGCTAGTTCTTTTTGCTGGATTATCGCCAACATCTTTATTGTGTTCTGTAGCTTTTTCTCTTAGAGTATCTTCTGTTCCTCTTTGCTCAATACTTCTATCATCTTTCATTTGATTGACTAATTTTTTTGACCAACTGAATCCTGCATCTCCACCCCATAGTGCCCATGCTATTCTTCCGTTTGATGGATATCCATCTTCTCCTGGTCTAAATCCTTGAGCTTTCTTATCTACTTCATGCCTACTAAAAAAACTATACATCCTCTTGATAGTTTCATCAGATAGGTTTTCATTATTTAAGATTTGATTTGCCCTTTCAGCACCAACTCTAGTGCCACCTCTACCATGCTCTTTACGCCAATCTAAGCCTTTTCTAGCTTCTGACTTCATACCTTGGGTGGGTTTACTCATCTTCGTCATCTCCGCCTTGTATCTTTGCATCTACAGGGTTCTTTTGACCAAATGGTTGATATGCTAGCTCAATATCATACTGTTTTGCTAGTTCTATCTCTTTTTGATGTTGTTCAAACAATTCTTCTGTATCTCTTCCATAACTACTGCTGATATCAGCATAAGTAAGTGTTCCGTTTTGTAAACCTATAACATTTGCCTGCATTTCTTTTAGAGGGTCAATCCAGGCAAAACTTCTTGGTATATAGTTTACTGATTTTGCAAACTTATCCACCTTGCTCATAGGAAGGTTGATATATCCATTTGAGATAGACATTTCTAACCAAGATTTAAAAATAGGGTCTACAAAATGATCTATAACAAATTGTTGATATATCTGATACATACTTCTATCTTCTAAAGCACCCTGCCTGATTGAGCTGTAATTAACTGATGTAAGGTCGTTTGATAAAGAGTGATAAGAAATATTTAAACCTGATGCGATACTTCTTAAAACACTAGTTGTAAAAGAATCAAAAGCAGATGTTGGGTGTGTTGGGTCAAAGGCTTTAAAATCCATACCTTGTGGAAGCTGCTCAAAGACCCCAGCTTGTGCGTTCATTGTTGGATTAAAGGTATCTTCATATTCACCATCACCAACATAACCATCTCCGTCAGGAGAGGTAAAGAACCCCATCTTTGAAGCTCCTACGCGTGCAGCCACAATTTCAGCTTCTAAATAACCATTTAACATCTTCACATTAGCCATTGCTGTAGCAACCAAAGAAACACCTCTAGTTTGTTCTGCTCTAGTAGGTAGGTAAGCATGGATAATCTCATCAGCAGGGACTCTAATGTGTTGTGCTTGAGCTAAATAAACCCTATCAAAAGGATGGTCTTTAAATAAGTGATAAGCAACTGGTTTGTCATACTTATCTACTTCCACACCCATCTTAATACGATTGCCAGTAGCTTTATAAATATCATTTTTATTTTCATCTAAATGATCTGATTCTAAAAATTGTAGTTCAAAACCAAAAGGCGAATCCTTCTTTTTGATTTTTCTAATCAATACTTCTCCATCTCTACAAAGAGATTCAATAAATATTTTTTGACAGTCCAGGAATGATAATCTTCCATTGGTTGTGCAATTACCAACTTTACCCCATTGTTTCCAGGCATCTTCAATGAGCTGGTTTCCAGCAATGTCTAATGAACCATTGTCATCACGACCTTTGCTAGAAACTCTTATGCCATGCTTACCGATAACATTAGACACCATCAGGTTAAGGTATCTTGCAATATAGCTATCGTTTCTTGCTAACTCCCTTGCTCTATCTCTTAATATTCTTATGTTATCTTTTATTTCAGCATCAGCACTTGTTGAGCTTGTTACAAAATCTGCAAACAATCTACCAGTGTTAGCACCAGTATAGCTTCTTCTATATGCTTGTCTTTTTTTCTTCTTAGGCTCATTTACGCCTAATATTCTGTTATACCATGCCATTATGTGTAGCTCTTGGGTGTTGAGCCAGTAGTACTACCAAAATTAACCTTAATGGTATTACCTGACCCTCTGTTGTTTTTAATTCTCTGTATTTTAACCTCTTTAAGATATTCAGCTTTGTATCTATCTCTAAAAGTTAATAATTCATCTATAGACATTCTTGATAATGACCTTCCAGCTATAGACATAGATGCCTGGTCGATATTTGCTCTATTTTCTATAACAGCTTCAATGCTATCTAAAACAATTTTTGCATGACTTCTGACTGAAGCAGATGTGGTTGCATAATTGTCTTGAACGTCTACAAATCCCTCTTCTAGTTTAACTCTTGCAGAGTCAGAACTTCTAGTCATGTAAGAAACCCAGTTATAGTTACCTTTTGCATATGAAGCAGTGTTGCTTGCTTCAATAATATAGGTATTATTTGATTCTGTAGCTGTTATTGTAAAATTAGAAGCTGTAGCACCATCAACCAAATTAAATTCATAGGATAATGAATATGATGCTACTGGGTAATCGCTTGATAAATCATCTCTTTTCCATGCCCAAAAGTCTCCCAACTGAAGTTCAGTAGGAACTTGGGATGGATAATTTGTTGAATCAAATTTGTTGCTCAAGCAAAAACCTCATAAATGTTTTAGATATATCTAATATTACACTATGGTTTTCTGTAAAAAAGTCAACATGCCTAGCAAGAAAAGTCAAATTACTTCCAAGAAGTAGCAAAATTACCTCTATTTATACCCTTTTTGGGTTTATTTTCTTTGCTTTCACTGGGTTTTAGTTGTTGATTAAGTATTTTTTCCTCAATAGAGTTAAAATTTGGATTTAGTATGTATATAGCAGCAAAATTATATACCAATGTATCTAACGCCTCGTTTCTTGGTCTAATTTGTTTCCAAACAAGATTTTTTCTTCCTCTAACAAACTTTGTCACTCTTTTTTCTGCTGTAAGCTGTTTAAAGTACTCCTCATCAAGATCAGAGCAAAAATGTAAGGTTGTAAGCTCATTTTCAACAGATAGGCGAGCAAAAATAGCCTCTTTTGCTGAATCAGCTCCAATTCCATACAAAACAGCCTTATTTTTACCAACAAATGTTGGTTTATTAGCTATTGGCTTCCCTGCTGTTGATAAACCTTTTACAGCAAAGATTCTTCTAGCCTGTCTAGGTTTTGTGAATTGGTATACTTGATTTGTGTGATGGCCACCCGAATCGATTGTACAGCATGATATGGGTATCATTCTATCTGACTCGGTTTTAAACCTTCGTTTTAGATAAGCATCCAAGTCTGACCAAACATTCATAGCGTTTGGGTCACCCCAAAATATCTTATAGTCACACACCCAAGCCTCATAGTTCTTGCCCCATCCCACCAATTGCAGCTCAAGCCTGTCCTTCTGCGTGTCCACGCCAGCAGTTAAGACCAAGACATCTTCAGGTATGGTTGTAAAGTCATAATTTAACCTTCTTCCAAGAAGAGTCTCATATTCAACAGTTTCTCCCTGCTCTTCCCAAGACTCTCCAAGAGCAGTATTAATCCAGGTTTTTAACATTTCAGGATTCTTTTTAGCTTCAAGAAAATTTTTAGCCATGTCTGCCCATGTTGACCAAACTGAATAAAGCTCAGATATATGAAAGCCTGCTGTATTAGAGCTAGTATCTGAGGCTATCCACTCTCCATGCTTTAACATCCATTGTTTTTTAGATTCATTTATTACAGAGCCACAATGATCGCAAGCATAAGATGCTGTTTCAGGCTTGTTTTCCTCCCAAACTATATTTTTCCACTTCAGGACTTGTTTCTTATTACATTCAGGACAAGGCACATGATAATAACGCTTATCAGACTCCTCAAAGGCAGTTTCTATTCTTGACAATCCTTTTACAGTTGGTGTTGAGCATAAGTAAATCTTTTTATTCCAAAAGGTAGTAGTTCTTTTTGTTGCCAGTGATATTGGGTCTCCTTCTGAACCTGCTGAAGCCTCATACCTATCAACCTCATCAGCAAGAACAATTCTAATCGGTCTTGAGGCTAATCCCGATGCTGAGTTAGAACCAACTATGTTTAAGTTACCACCAGGAAACTTTTTAGATAAAACTGTATTACCACTATCTCTGCTTCTTGGGTCTTTAACGCAACCCCTTATCTTTTCAGAATCACGAATCATAGTAGCTAACCTATCTTTTGAGAACGCTTGCCCCATCTGCAAGGTAGGTTGCATAACCAACATAGGAGAAGGGTCTTGATCTATATAATATCCAATAACATTAAGCAAAATCTCAGTTGCACCAACCTGAGCTGATTTCATAAATACTATTCTTTGAATACTTGGGTCATTGAAAGAATCCATAATCTCTCTCTGATATGGTGCTCTTGAGGTTTTCCATGCCCCACTCTCTGCTGAAGATTCAGGTGATAGCTTTCTATAGGAATCTGCCCAATCGCTAATCTTTAAATTAGGTGGTGGAGTCCACGCTTGACTCGTTTGTTGAATCACTCTTTCTATATTCTTTAGGTATTCCATGTTGTGCTAATTCCTCAAGTATTTCATAAACTTTTTCTTTAATTATTGATTCTGCTTCAGCATATTGATCTACTGTAATAACCTGATGAGCTATTCTTGATGGCAAGCCTAATATCTTCGCCCTAGAGTTTGAAACATATTCAATCCAGGTATCTTGAACTAACTGAGATGGAATCAATGAACCTTCTAATTGTTCAACTTCTAACTCAGCTTTATCGGCTTGTGCTTTTGTGAGTCTTGCTTTCTCTTCTGCAATATCTCCAGTACCACTTCTTTTGTTATACCCACCCAGCTTTCTAAGATACGAGATATATGCAATCCTACAAACATCTAAGTTCAAAGGACTCCTACCCATTTTTGAAGGCAATATACCATCTCTGATTAACTCAGATATTCTTTTAACAGATAGGTCTAAATGATCTGCAACTTCTCTTTGTGTAGCCAACTACTATTCTGATTTCTTAATACTCATAAATATAAATATATCACAGCAAAAATATAAAAACAAAACATTTAGGGTTAAGGTAAATTACCTTAATAGGCTAATATCAATAAGATATAAATCCGATGAATAGTAGAGGCCTGTCGCTACAATAAATATGAGGTGCTGCAACCTG